TGTCTTCGAGGTCGCTGAGATCAGCGTAACCGCCCTGCGTCTTCGCCTCATGTTTTTTCTCCACTTGAGTATAATCAAATTGCACAATCTCTTTGTACTTCGGATTGTGGCTGGATGGCCTCACCTTAACCCGGCTGGGCTTCTTCCAAAACCTAACCTCATCCAAGGCATCACCAGTTGTGTTGGCAGTAGCTCCAAGCAACGCCTTTCGAGCCTGATACCGCCCCGCTGCATAGCCCCCATGATCTGGGCATAGCCACTCCGACACCTCTTCAAAGAACCCATAGCTGTAAGTCACTCGAATGCTGTCTGGCTTGCCAGCTTTTATATGCCGACGATAGCTCACGTTATCCACATCAACCCACTCAGACTTCACCTGTGACGATAGCATAGCCCCACGGTAGCTGCTTGAGCTGTGGTTGAGTGTCGGGGCAGGAAACTCAAACCCACACTCAGGGCAGATCTGACAGGCTGCGTGAACCATCGTCTGGCACTTGCTGCACTGCTTGGCAGGAGCTTCACCATCACCACCCGACATTTTATCTTTGGGCTTCACCTGATCGATGAACCCGTGACGCTCGACGTTCTGCCCGTAATCCAAAATCAGGCAATTTTCCTTGCCATCAGCAATCCGCGTTCCCCGGCCCACCATCTGAACATACAGGCCAGTCGAAGCTGTCGCTCGAACAAGCGCAACTAGATCTACCTCTGGATGATCGAACCCAGTGGTCAGCACGTTCACATTAATTAAGCATCGCAGCTTTCCACTCTTAAAGTCGGCAATGGTCTTCTCGCGCACAGCTCCACTGTCTGAACCTGTGACAACACCCACATCGATGCCGTGATCCTCGAACTCATCTGCCAGCATATTCGCATGGTTGACCCCGCTGCTGAACACCAGCCAGCTCTTTCGGTCTGCCCCAAGATCAATGATCTCCTTAACAGTGGCAGCAACCAGCTCTGGATCAGACGCAGCAGTCGCAAGCTGGCTTTCGATAAACTCACCGCCACGCTTGCCAACACCTGTCAAATCAATCTGCTTTACGCCACCTTTCGAGATGACCGGGGACAGGTAACCCTGCTCCATCAACATGGCTACAGGTATGTCATGGGCGATTCCGTCAAAGATCGCGCCCTTGCCCTTATGCAAGTATCCCGTGTCCAATCGGTATGGCGTGGCTGTCAGTCCAACCACCTTCACCAATGGGTTGCACACCTTCAGATCAGTGATGAACCTGTTGTATCGTGTCTCGCTGTTCTTGGGCAGCAAGTGCGCCTCATCTATCAGAACCAAGTCAGGGGCAGGTACAATGTCATAAGCCCTCTCCCAGACGCTCTGAATGCCTGCAAACGTGATCGGGCGGTCTAAAACCTTTTGCTTTAAACCTGCGCTGTACATGCCAAAATCAGCCTCTGGGTACAGCTTCAGCAGTCCACTTGCGCCTTGCTCTAGCAGCTCCTTTACATGCGTCACAACCAAGACCCGTGTGCCGGGGAAGCTCATGGCATCCATAATGATCTGCGCGATGATCGCCGTCTTGCCAGAACCAGTCGGCGCAACAATCAGTGGGTTGTCACCAGCCTTACCAGCCCAGTAATTGTACAGGCCATCGACAGCTTCTTTCTGATAATCTCGAAGTTCAAACGTCATGGGACAAAACTCTTTTTTCTGCTTTTAGCCTTGCAGCGACTGCTTCGTTCATCGTGAGAAAAGTTCCAAGATTTGTTTTCTTGCCATCAATATTAGCAGAGGCTCTCCATTTATTTCGGTCCCTTAGAAAGCTCACACCCTTAACTCCAGAAGTGTTTGACTTACTCAACCTAGTATTCATGGCTTGCTCTTTAGCTGTAACCTCACGCAGATTTGAAATTCTATTATCGCATCCGTCATGGTTTATGTGATCAACAGAATTAGGCCAAACAGGATAATGACCGTGATACAAAAAGAATGCCACACGATGAGCTAACAACTTCTTTTGAACACCAAGATATGATGAACTACCCGTCAAATAATCACAGGTAGATCTTTTTGTTCTAAAGCGCCTGTTGAAAGCAACCCTACCACTACGCTGTATATTGTACTTAGAAGCCTGACCAGCCGCGCTTATAAACGAACTGCCCTCGCCAGTGTCATAAAAATCTTCTGGCAAACGATCACATGCATATATTAAACCGCTCTCAGGATCGTAGCGATAAAGCCTACGCATCAAGTCCAAATCTTCCCACCAATTATGTTTCATTGACAATCCTCCCCAAAAAATCATCCGCGTCCTGCACAGCTTTACTTATGCCTTGCTTGGTGATTTCACCTTCAACTTGCGAAATTAGATACTCAACCAGACCAGCTTCGATTTCAGCATTGATGATCGGCCAGTGATTGGCCCGTTTTCTTTGAATGATGAAGTTGATCATAATGATGGCAATTTCTTTGTCGGTGATGTTACCCGGCATAACATCCAACATGATCGCAACCACTTCGCCTAATTCTTCGCGGTTCATGTCTGCATCCTCCCAGCAAATATCTCACGGCTGTTACCCTTGTTGCGGATAATCTCGCCTGTATCTTGATCTTCATATTCGACAAAATCATCCCCGGCGTCCACCACCTCGAAATCCTTCGGCATGATCTGGGGGATGTACAAATGCTCATCACACGTCACAACAGGCTTGCCCTTCGCGCAACTCCAAGTGCCATCCTTCTCAGGCGTCACATGGCTGCACGTCCGACAGCTCACCTCTGGAATCTTGCAACCGTGGCACACAGCCCAGTACGGGCAGAACTTGCACTGCCAGTTGCTAGGATCTTCATGTAGCTTCGCAGGAGGCAGCGCAGAATACACAATGCTCTCTGCCTTGCTGACCAGCATCTTGGCCTCTTCCTTGTCCAGCTTGATCCGCTCGCCGTAAATCTCATCTGTGTTTTTGTTTACGGCCAGAAAGTAGCAGCGTTCCATGCCAGCCAAGTGCATACCAATCTGGCACTGCGCCCAGTAGATCGGCTTAGACTTTTGAACACCCATGTTCTTTGTGGTCTTGAAATTCTTGTCATTCATCGTCTTGAACTCAAGAGTGTGAGGCTTGCTGCTTTCCGCAAACCCCTCGCCAACGCCATCCAAGCTCAGTGCAAAATGACCACCACAAGCCTCGAACCTGACCTGCTTGCCAGTCTCTGGATCTCGCTCCCAGACCGTCACGCCAACCGCTCGAAGGTTCGCAACAACGCGATCCTCTTCCCGGTCACCAGTCTCGAACAAACGCAAAAGACGCCCGTCGAAGTTGGGCGTCCAAGCATGTCTGAATTGATACCACAAAGCGCGGCTGCACGGGTTGCCAATCTGGCTCCCCCCAAGATGAGGTCTATGCTCATTCTTGCGCTTGTCTTTATAGTGCTGATAAATCGCCTCGACAGTTTTAGGCGTGGCATACGGCTCAAGGTTCATTAAATTACCCCTATGTAACTAAGCGCAATTTGTACGCAAAAACTGACAATCACAAATTCAAGCATCGTACTCTCCTTCTATTCATTAAATGGGGCAGACTAGCCGCCCCATCATAGAATAGAACTATCGCTTCCAAGGTGGTGTGGCAGAACCATTAGCCGCCGCAGCAGCCACAGGAATCTCCACAGGAGCAGAAGCAGTTGCACCCGCAGCATCGTAACCCTTCACCTCGTTAGAGGCGCTGTACTCGCCGTCAGCAGGCTTAACCGCAACTTTGACCATCAGTGGCTTATCCAACAGCTCAGAGCTGTTCTTGGGGTTTGGCACATCAATCGCACGGCAAATGCTCGACAGTGCGCGTTGGGCAATCTCAACAGCCACAGAGTTTGGGTTGTTCAGGTTCAGGCGATCAAAGACTTTGCGGCCAGCAAATTTGCCTTCGATCACTTCGATGTCCAACTGAAGGTAAGAGCCAGTCTGTTTCTTTGTCGGCTTTTCTTCAGTTTGAGTAATCACACATTTGTACCAATCCGCTGGCATTGGTTCGTATGATGTTTGTGGCTCAACAGCCATTGCGTTAAATCCATTAAGATCCATTTGAGTTTCTCCTACTCTGCTACAAATTGTTGGA